CGTGCCGCGCCGGAACTCACATTCGAGCGTCTGTCCATTTGCTGGATCTGCGCTGCGCGCTGCGCCTAGGATGCGCGCAGCGAAGAGCGCGGCGAGCCCGAGTTCCTCGTCGTCGTACTGGTCGCTACCTGGGAACGGGAATGGGTAGCTGTTCATCGTGGCTCCCCCGCTTCGTCGATCTGCCAGCCGAGCCGGATCGCTTCCTGAATCGCGTACACGTGGCTGTCGGCTTCCTCGATCGACTGCTGCGCGTACCACGGCGAGAGGTCGTCGTCCCCGTCGGCGAGTAGGTCGTCCAGCCTGCGCAGCGCGCGGCGTGCCTCTTCGATGTGCTGCTGCGCGTCGTCGGCCAGCGCCTCGATCCGCGCGAGCCGGTCTCTGTTGCCTAGCATGGTCATGGTCTCCCGGTGTTGGTGTTGTGGCTGAAGCCGCGTGCTACTGCGGCATGACGATACATCGGCTTAGCGTAGCACACTCTGAACACTGACTCGAGAAAGCTTGTGCCCCTTACTCAAGACTTACAATCCGTAAACCGTTGGCTGGCAAGGCGCGTAGGCCATGCCGAAACGGCGTAGGCATCTGCCCTATTGCCATGCCCTCTTGACGGCCCCAGGCTCGCCTTCACCCTCGCGCGCGGCCTGCTCTCCTCCGGGAAGGGACGGAACGGACAGCAAGGGACCGACGAAAGCTGGGTGGCTCGGCCGCGCCTTCCCTCAAGGCTTCTGGCTCCCCTCGGCGCTGGCAACGCGGGCCGGTTGCGGCCGCGCGTCGCGGCGGTCAGGCTGCAAAGCTGCTTTGCCGCGCCTTGGCCAGCCGGGGCAGCGTCGCGCGCCTTTGCCGCGCTTTGCCTGCGGCTTTGCGGGGCGCAGCGCCGAGCGGCGGCGCCGAGCGGAGCAAGGCGACGACGCGGAGGCCCCCGGAGAGGGGTGGCCGGGGGGGATCAGGCCAGGACGTGAGGGTGAGGCGATTAGCCGCGCGCGCTCTCTGGGTCCTTTCTGGTCTGGGAGTCCCGTTTCCTGGTTGCTAGATTGGGAGTATGGGTCGTAGTCTGGTGCATGGTCAGTCGGCTAAGCGCATCCGGGAAGGTCTGGAGGCTGGTCGTCTGGGAGTGAACGTTCGAGGGCTAGGAGTGGTTGCAGATGGTGAACGGGAAGATGGGTCAGGGGGGGAAGGGTCCGAAGTTCGAGGATGTGCCGGTGCAGCCGTCGGTGGCGACTGGGGAGCGGAAGACGAACGTGGGGAAGACGGGGCAGCCGCAGGGGAAGACGGTGAGCGACGAGCATCGTCCGAAGCGGGTGGGGTTGAGTCAGCCGAAGCAGGGCTAGAGCGGCAGAAGAGGGAGCTGGTGGAGGTGGACCTTGGCAGGCATGTGCCTGCGGGGTGTGTGAAGCCGTCGGCGGAGGACCTGCTGGTGCTTTGTCGGCGGGAGGAGGCTGGTAGTCGGAGCAGCGACGGAACGCGCTGGAAGCGGATCGAGTACCGGGACGGAGGGGGAGGTCTGATCTGGCGGTGCATGGTGTACCGGAACCCGAGTGGGTTTGTGGCGAGCAAGTGGGAGCATGCACGCGTAGGGGACTGGAAGGTGGACCGGGAGCTGAGTGGTGCGGGGAGGAAGAAGGGTCGTCCTGGTAGGGAGAACCCGGACGACGAGGTGCCCAAGGGTGGGACGTTGAAGCCGACGCTGATGTTGGCGGCGATGTTCGAGGACTTGAGGGACCGGCTGCTGGCGGGGGAGCCGATGGATGCGGCGTTCCGGGACAAGATGCGTCGCGCGCAGATGGCGCGTGTGTGCGACATGCTGGCGAGTCCGTTTGCGGCGGTGGTGAGCCAGGGGATGCAGAGGGCGGCGCAGTTGGACAAGAACGGGATGGCCAGGGACGAGAAAGACACCGGAGCAGAGGGTGCGGCACAACCCAGTGACGCAGACCTGCGAGACGCGCTCACATAAATCCTGGTTTGTGTTGTGGTGCTGCTGCGCAGAGGGCCATACTGTAGTCCACTATGGCTACTCAAACCAAGGACGATATGAAGGCTGCCGTCGAGGTTCTTACCCCGGCAACACCGACCACGCCGTCGCCCAGCTCAAGCGACGGCACGGCATGGAGGCGGTCGCCAGAGGACGCTTCGTTTGGGTGCGATTCCAGTTGCAGGCCCCCCCTGCTACGGGTTAGTATGTAAGCGTCTCCAGGTAGCTCCTGGAGTTGTTGAACTAAGGGCCGGTCGGGCGGGGGGTTCTCAAGACTCTCCAGCAAGCCCGTCCGGCCGGACCCTCCTTGCTGGAGATTGCAAATGAGCATTCAGGCTGTCGGTTGGGCCATGAAATCAGGCCCGAAAGAGTGCGGACGGAAGTTCCTGTTGGTCGCCCTGGCCAACTACGCCGACGAAGAAGGCGAGTGCTGGCCTAGCATCGCACGCCTAGCGCAAGACACAGCACAGGACCGGCGCACGGTGCAGCGACACCTGCGGGCACTCGAAGACGACGGGTTCCTGGAGCGCACGACAGACCCGATCCCGGACACGCGCATCCGGGCAGACCGGAGGCCGACGATGTACCGGCTCAAGATCCAGAAGCGGGGCGGCGTATTGCCGCCTCGCGCCGTTTTCGAGGCATCTGACGGGGCGGCACCGGTGCAGTCACGGGGCGGCGTAATGCCGCCCAATCCGTCAGAAGAACCGTCACCAGATTCGGTTCCTTCGGAACCGGCGGGGGCTCCGCCCGCCGCCCCTTGGTCGAAAGAGGCGTGCGACGACTGGATCGAACAGCACGGACGAGGCAGCGCCCACGGAGGCAAGATCGGCAACTCGCTCAAGCCGCTGGTCCTGGCCCACACCTGGGAAGCCGTGAGACCGGCCTGGAGGCGCTACTGCCTGGAGACCAAAGAGAAGACCTGGGCCAACGCCGCGAACTTCCGCGAGCATTACGACGCCTGGGCGTCAGGCCGGGCACATGTGAACGGCAACCCCAACGGACACAGCGAATACGACCTGGAGGCGTTTTTCCGGTGAGACTCTCCGAGACCACGTTCAACACAGGATTCCAGAAACTCGTCCTCCAGTTCCAGCCGAGACTCCCCAAGGGCCAGGAAGCCGACTTCCGCCGCAGCTACTTCGAGGCCGTCAACGACCTCACGGAAGGCGAGTGGATGACCTGCGTGCAGGTCGCCCTGCGCGAAAGCAAATACATGCCGAAGCCGGCCGAGCTGCACGGCTTCAACGCGCGCCACAGCGCCGCGCCCGGCACGCCGGGCGAGAAGAAAAGCCACTGGTACGAAGGTCCGGTCACGCGCTGGAAAGACCAACACGGCCACTGGCACCACGGCATGCAGCACGAACCGAAACCGTGGCGCTCCTACCGGCTCAAAGCCTGCCCGCGCTGCTCGGCCTGCATGGGGCAGGGCTTTGCGCCAGACACCCGGCGAACCGATCCGCCCATCGGACACACCGCCGGAGGCATCCGCGTCTTCCCCTGCGCCTGCACCCGCCGCGACCCAGTGGTCGAAGAAGTCATGGCGGATGTTGACTCGCCGCTTTAGCGCGGCTACGCTATAGCGCATGAAGGCAATCAAGATCGCAAGGCGGCCAGTCCACCTGACCGCCGTGTACGTCAACGCAGCCGATGGCTGGCTCGTCGAAGAATCCGACGGCTCGCGCTCCAAGTACGACTGGCGCTCGTTCGTGCGCCTATTTCGGGCCAGCGGCCAAGTCGCGTCCCGCGAACTCGAACTGCGCGCCGCCCACGACGGCGTGAGCCTCGACCCGGACCAGGACAGCTTCGTGGAGGACAAGTGATGGACGCAACAGAACAAGAGAACTTCTGCACCAAGTGCGGCTCGCGCCTGAGCGGGGCCGTCGTCGGCCGCGAAGGCCAACTGCTCAAGCTCGTGGACTCCGGCATGTCCATCCGTCAGGCCGCGATGAGGCTGGGCATCCCACAAGAGAGCGCCTACAGGTTCGTGCGCGGCCGTGGCAAGCACATGGAGCAGAGTGCAGGTACCCGACGAACTGCTGCGACGGGCTGAGAAGAAGGCCCAGTCGCTCGCCGACGGCGACGACTCGCTCATCGACAACTGCCGCGTCGTCGCGCTGTTCAACCGCGACATCGGCATCCACGGCTGGCGCGACGGCAACCCCTGGCGGCTCTCACGCCGCAAGTGGATCGAGCGCTACTGCAAGATCAAGGCGAAGGGAGGCCAGACGATCCCGTTTCGCCTGAACGCCGTGCAACGGCGCATAGAAGCCCAGGTGCTAAAGCTCGAACGCGCGGGCAAGCCCGTGCGCATCGTGATTCTCAAGGGCCGCCAGTTCGGGTGCAGCACCTACATAATCGCCTTTTTCTTTTGGCTCATGGCGACGCGGCAAAGATTCAAAGTCAAGCTCGTCGCCGACGTGGACGACAAAGCCGCCGAGCTGATGACCAAAGTGGGCATGATGATCGAGACCGCCACAAAGGCCAGCGGCAACCCGTGGCGCTTCAAGCTCGACTCGCACACGAAGAAAAACATCCTGTTCAGCGAGCCGATCTACAGCACGATCCAGGTCACCAGCTCGATGGCCCGCGCCATCGGCCACTCCGAAACCGTGGAGGGCCTGCACATGACCGAGACATCGCGCTGGAAAGACGCCGAAGAACAAGCGCTCGGCCTGGAGCAGACGCTGCCCGAGCTGCCGGGGACCTATGCGTTCGACGAGACCACGGCCCACGGCAACGCCGGGTACTTCCACGACAAGTTCGAGCGCGCCTGGGACCGGCGCGCGGGCCATGTGGCCGGTGACGACGAGACACTCTCAGGGGCTGGCTGGGTCGCACTGTTCTTCCCGTGGTTCATGCACCAGGAAGACCGCTGGAGCGTCGTGCATCAGATGCCGCTGCCGAATCATGTGCGCGAGCAAATAGCAGAGTCGCTAACCGCCGACGAAGAAGTGCTGCTCCAGCAAAAGTATTTCCTGCGAGAAAAAGGCTGGCTGCAAGTCGATTACGACCAGCTTGCATGGCGTAGATACTGGATCAGCGAGAAATGCCAGGGCTCGCTCGACAAGTTCCACGAGCAATACCCGGCATTCCCGGAAGAAGCATTCTTGGCCACTGGCCGCCCGGTCTTCGACGTTGATGCTTTGCGGCGCATTCGCGCCGAGCACGTGCAAGAGCCAGTGTGGGTCGGTGACGTGGCCGACGAAGACGGAGACCCGCTGAGCGACTCGCACTTGATGGTCAACCAGATTCACGGGGCGAGCAAGCGTGGCCCCTAAGATCCAGCTCCAGGACAACGCGAGCGGCTCGGTCTGGGTCTGGACACGGCCCAAGCCGGGCAAGCTCTACACGATCGGCGTGGACACGTCGGCCGGGGTGCGCGGCGGCGACCAGTCGGTCGCGCAGGTCGTCGAGATGGACTCCTGCGAACAGGTCGCCGAGATGGCTGGCTGGTGGGAGCCGTACAAGTTCGGGCGCATGGTCGCCCGCCTCGGCTGGGTCTTCAACGAGGCCGAAGTGGGCATCGAGACACACCCGAGCGCCCACGGCATCGCGTGCTACGACTCGGCCGTCGCCTACGGCTACGCCAATCTGTTCCAGCAGCAGTCGTTCGATTCGCGCGAAGCCAAGTTCCTGATCCGTAAGGGCTGGTCCAGCGCTGGCGGCGGCAGCGAAGTCCTGCTCAACCGCGTGCGCGTCGCCGTCACCGAAGGCGTGAAGATCAGGTCCGAACGCCTGCTCAACCAGCTCCTCGGCGCGCGCTACGGCGACGACGACCGCCTGGATCGGTACTGCAAGAACGACCTGATCGTCGCGCTGGGCATCGCCTTGAAAGTCAGGGACATCGCCTACCGGGACGGCCGTGTGCCAGCCGAAAAGGCGCGGGCACTTGACGAGACCGAGCGCTTCTGGCTGGACTATGCAGTACAGGACCGGCAAGCTGCCAAAGTAGGGCCGGTAACAGAACCCCAAGATCCAAACTTCGGCATGTATGGAAGCAGCTACTAGCTCCTGGTTTCTCGCCGCGTTCTGCATTGTGCAGTTCGGCATCGTCTGCGTCATCGCCTACTTCTTCGCCAAGACCTGCTGGCACGCCCAGACGCTGCACTCGAAGCTCCAGGCCCAGATGACCGACAACAGCGGCAAACTGCTCATGGCCGTGATGGCAAAGTCCGAGTCGCCGATGGCGCAGACGCTGGCCAGCGTCGCCGCCAGCTCGCCGCAGTTGCCGTTCCAGCCGCCGGACAGCCAGATCCAGTTCGACGACCCGAGCAAGATGGTCCAGTAAGTGCCGCGCAAGATCAGCAACGCCGAGGCTGGCGATCTCGTGGATCGCCTGACCGACCCCAAGGGCTGGGGGTCCTACCGGCGTCCGTGGCTGTCTCAGTGGATCAAGAACGTCGCCTACCTGAACGGCAAGCAGCACTTCATCGACGACGGCAACGGCATGCTGCGGAACCCGATGGTCCCGCCGCACAAGGTCCTCTACAAGGCCAACCTGATCGAGCCCGCCGTCTACCGCGCCGTCAGCCAAGCCCTGTCCACGCAGGTCACGTTCGCCTCGCCCCCGGCGAACGGCACCGAGAAGGCCATCAATTCGGCCTTCGTGACCGAAAAGGTCTTCACGCACATGCGCGAGATGACCCAGTGGGACTACAAGAAGCTCGTGGCGGGAATCTGGGCCGCCACCTGCGGCAGCGTCGTCTTCCGCGTCGCCTGGGACCCCAGGGCCGGTGTCCCGGACAGGTTCTACTGGCGCGACGCCAAGGACAAGACCGCCATGTGGCCGCAAAGCGACCAGGAGCGGCGGCAGAAAGAAAACGACGGCCTCTACGAGGACTTGCCGCCGGGCGACGCGCGCATCGACGTGTGCAACATGTTCCAGTTCAACTGGGACTGGCACGCACGCGAAGAAGGCATCGAAGGCTGCCAGTGGATCGGCTTCCGGTCGATGGTCAGCCGCGACAAAGTGGAGGACACTTACGGCAAGGCGGCCGTGAAAGACGCCAAGCTCACGAGCGAGCGCAGCGACCAGCTCGGCTACTTCCAGTATGCGATGGCGTTCATGGCGAGCGGGCTGACGACGCCGTTCAACACCTACTCGATTCCGCGCGACGTGTTCCAGAACGCGCTGATCGTGGAAGAGTTCTACGAGATCCCGCGTCCGGGCAACGGCGGCTACGGCCGCATGATCGTGCGCGTCGGCGACACCGTGGTCGTCAACGACGGCAATCCATACGCGCAGATCAAGGGCCTCTTGCCCCACGAGACGCTGCCTGCGGTCAAATGGGACTGGCGCGTGCGCCTGGGAAGCTTCATCGGCAAGAGCCTCGTCGAGGAAATGATCCAGGCGCAGTACCAATACAACAAGGCCGAGGCGACGAAGATCGAACACCAGAACATCTACGGGCACCCGAGCCTG